GGCTATATTGGTATTATTCCAGGTGATAAGGTTATTGGTCTATCGAAGTATACTCGTATTGCTCAATGGTGCGCACGTCGAGGTACTCTTCAAGAAGAGCTGTGTAATGATATTGCTCGCGAGATTCGAAAAGCTACAGAGAGCAATAACGTTGCAGTATACTTAAAGCTTAAGCATGGTTGCTGTCAAAATCGCGGCATCAACGCACATGATAGTACTACTCAAACTACAGTACTATATGGCGAATTTAATAACGCCGACGTAAAGAAAGAGTTCTTTGACAATATTCAAATTCAAGAACTAACTACTCGTTGAGCTAATATCACAAAGTGACTAAACTTAGATGTGAATTAGCTAAAGAAGCTGATTACTTAATTTATAAGTGTTTATGTGAGATTTTTAAAGATATTATGTGGTATAAAAACTCGGAAGGCAGATACGGTGACTCCGGTCGCAAAGGCGATAGCGGGGAGGGTGTAGTCGAGCGATATCTTATTGAGAATAAGATTGAATATGAAAAGAAAGATGACCCTCACAGCCAGGTACATCTTAAAATTGACTTTACTGTCGAAGGTGCTCCTATCGATGTGAAGACAAATATCTTTAAAGGGTTTCTAGGTGTTGAGCTCTTTAATGATAAAGCTGATAAGGGGTGGATTTATACTACCACAGCAAACGAAATCTACGGAGTAGATTTAGTATACGAAAATATCTACCGATATAAAGTATCGGATATGATCAAACACGTAGAGAAGAACAAGCATAAGGCCAAGCTAGTCAAGAACGGTGCCTATGTTCTCTGGGTTTCAAAGAATGAACCATTTATCGAGAAATTACAATGAAAATAGCCCACGAAGCCCCCTTAAGCATATTCAATAAAGTACAAGAAGTCACAGACTATGACTATGCTCTAGTTCATTTGTTTGAAGAAGATGAAAAGTATTTCAGCCTATTTGAAAGAGCACTGCAAAAGAATCGCGAAGTAATTCTAGATAATTCAGTATTCGAATTAGGCACTGCATTCGATAAAGACAAGTACTACGGTTGGATTGAAAAGCTTAAACCAACCTACTATATTATTCCGGATGTTCTTGAAGATGCGCAGCAAACAGTTAAGAACGTTAAAGAGTGGCAGCACTTGCCAGGTAAAAAGTCAATTGGGGTTGTTCAAGGCAAAAGCGTACAGGAAGTAGTTTGGTGCTATCAGGAAATTGAACCTCTAGTAGATAAGGTTGCTATCTCATTTGATTATTCGTTCTTTATTAACGAAGAAATTAATGGTGTACTGCCAACGAAGTTTCACCATTACATGTATGGTCGAGATGCATTAATTAACTACATGCTTAATATTGCAAATGTAATTAATATTAATAAACCTCATCACCTTTTAGGCTGCGGTCTTCCTCAAGAATTCGATGTATACCGAGGCTATGATTGGATTGACTCTATGGATACATCGAACCCGGTAGTTGCAGGCCTATTGGGTATCCGTTATAATGGTAAGCTCGGGCTAGAAGTTAAGCCTACTGAGAAACTTTATACGCTTATTAGTTCAAAGGTAGATGATGAGCAAATGAGCAAGATTCTTTATAATATCGAGTGCTTTAGGTCGATAGTTAATGGCTAAAGGTATGAGATGGGTTGCGATGTTTTCTCAGACAGGATCTGAGATTGCCTCTATTTCAACTAGACTAGGTATCAAGCCTGAGGTCGTCTATACTAATAATTTAGAGCATTCATCATGGCATCCCTTTATTCATACATGTAGTACTATATCGAATACGCATACTAATATTATGCGATTCCTTAAGTATGAAAATACCGCAGATACTATTTACACCATGCATGGGTATCTTAGAATCATAGACAAGGATGTGTTGGATACTCGTGAGATGTATAATGGACATCCTGGACTGATTACAAAGTATCCGGAGCTTAAGGGTAAGGACCCTCAAGAGACAGTAGCAAAGAACTTGTCTCTATACGATAAGATTGGAAGTGTTATTCATAAAGTTACTCCTGAGGTTGACTCAGGGGAAATTCTTTATGAGTTTGCCGTGTTTAATGGTTGTAATTCTCGCGAAGAAGTGTACGATACGTTAAAGTTAACTTCTTTACACTCATGGCTTGCATTTTTTAAGGACAAATTTGAATGCGAATAGGTATAAGTGGTGCGCAATCGACTGGTAAGACAACGCTACTGAACGCTCTAAGATCTGAGCCGTTCTTTAAGGATTATGAAATTTGTAATGAAGTGACTCGCAAGGTTGCCTCGTACGGTCTTCCTATTAACGAAGATGGAAATGATACTACTCAAGAGTTGATCATGAATCAGCATATTGTTAATCTTGCTATGCACGACAATATGATCACAGATAGAACTGTGCTAGATGGGCTAGTGTACTCAAAGTATCTGCGTGAGAATGGCAAGATTGCAGCTGGTACAATGAATTACGTTGAGAATATCTTTAATAGAATGATTCAGGGATATGATTTAATTTTCTATGTTGCACCTGAGTTTGAGATTAAGAACGATGGCGTAAGGTCTATTAATACGTTCTTTAGAGATAATTGTAGCTATTTTTAATGAGGTTATCTCTCAGAAAAATGTGCCGATTTATAATGTTAAAGGAACTGTAAGAGAGAGAGTTCAGTTTGTACTTAATGTATTAGAAATTAATAAGGGAATTACCGACAATGAGCGATAATCAAAAGACACTAAATGACCTAGTATCAGTCCACCTAGGCAAGGCCGGTGACGGTACCGTAGTTAAGCCTTATGTCACTCCTGATAATGTTGACTCGTCCTTGCTGGTAGCTGTTCCAAGACAGCTTAACCGTACAGCATATGACTTGCATGATGAAACCTTGCCTTTTGTTGGTAATGATGCTTGGAATGCATATGAGTTCTCAACTCTACTTAAGAATGGGTTTCCGGTATCAGGCTGGCTAAAGTTTGTATATGGTAGCAATAGCCCTAACATCGTTGAATCCAAGTCAGTAAAGTTATATCTTAACTCTTACAATATGGCAAAGCTGATGGATACAACAGAGGATCTATGGATCGTTGAGGATAAGATTTCTACTGATTTGAGCAAGGCTGCTAGATCAGATGTTTTTGTGCAGATTGCTATTGGGCATGTGGATGAAACTACTCCTATCAAGGGAGACTTTACATCATTAGAATCATACTGCAACGTTCAGAAGATGACCTTCGACAAATATAATGAAAGCTCAGATATTCTAGAGGTAGTTCCTAGTATCGGCCGGTATGAACGATGGCGATCGCATTCACTCCGCTCTAACTGCCGAGTAACTAATCAGCCAGACTGGGGCGATGTGTTTATTCACATCAAAGGGGATAAAGCAGTAACGCCGGAGTCTCTTCTACAATATATCGTTAGTATGCGCAAGGAAAATCATTTTCACGAAGAGATTTGTGAATGTATTTACAAGCGACTGAGCGATATTCTTCAACCTGAGGAACTTCTAGTCGCCTGTTTGTATACACGTCGCGGCGGTATTGATATTAATCCGGTAAGAGCCTCGTCATGGGATGTAGCATTTACCTATGCAAACTCGCTGGTATCTGAATTTAACTTCTGCAAAAAGACAATGAGACAATAATGAGTTCACCTGATAAGAATGTTAACGAAATTTGTGATGAATTTGTAGCCAGATCTCTTCATGGATATAACAAGTATGGTGTTACTACAGAAAGAACAGATTTAAACTTTGACCAATGGATTCAGCATCTTAAGGAAGAGCTTATGGATGCAGTAGTTTATATTCACAGAATTCAAAAGGAAAAACATGAAATTAAATGAGGCTCTCGATAGTCTACCTAGTACAGATAAGAATGTTGTTGTAGTTCTATCGGGAGGTTTGGACTCATCCGTACTCCTAATGCTTTTGGTAGAGAAATACGGACCCGATAAGGTATTTGCTGTATCATATGACTACGGTCAAAAGCAATGGATGGAGTTGAAGAAGGCAAGAGATCTGACCGGAATTCTAGGAGTAGATCATTCAATTTTTGATCTAGATGTTCTCGGTAAGATTGCTAAGCCTATGTCAGCAAACATTAAGGGCACAAATGTCAGTATGCCAGACATTAAAGAGGTGCTTGGAGATCCGCAACCCGTTACGTATGTACCTTTTAGAAATTTAATCATGCTATCCTTGACTCTTGCGCATGCTGAGGTAGCAAATGCGTCTCATGTGTTCACCGGTCTTCAAGTACACGATGAGTATGGATACTGGGATACAACCCAACGATTTGTAGACGGAATTAATGCTGTTGCAGATCAAAACAGACAATACAAGGTAAAGATTGTTGCGCCGTTTAGTCGTCTAAGTAAGCATCAAGAGATTGAAATTTGTAAAGAGCTTGGTATGGTTGAATATCTTGCTAATACCCTTACGTGCTATAATCCAGATGGTGAGGGTAAAAGCTGTGGCAAATGCCCATCCTGTGCAGAACGTATTGCTAATTTTATGAAGTCGGGCATAAAAGATCCCGTACCGTATTCTATCGATATTGATTGGAAACTATAATGATTAGTCTTATTTACCTGGATATGGACGGGGTTATTGCGGATCTTGATACTTACTATTCAAACAAGTATGGAGTTGTACCAAGAGAGGATCCTAATAAGGCAACAAACTGGCCTCGGGAAATAAAAGAAGGAATGTTTAAATACCTCCCTACTACTCAAAGCTACGATGTGTTGTGTGAGCATTGCTTGAACTCAGGAGTTGAGGTAGAGATTCTCTCATGTATTACAGAAGATCCTGAGCTGGCGCCAATTATTGCTGAAGATAAAAAGTACTGGCTGTCAGCACATGGTCTGGGTAACCTGAAGACAAACTTCACTGCTACAAAGACAGATAAAGGTAGATACGCACATCCAAAAGCACTACTCATTGATGATAGTATAGCTTGTGTAAATGCTTTTATGGAGAACGATGGTAATGTAATATTGCATTCAAATGTACATGATACTATAATTAAACTCATGACAACCTATAATATTTGATATATGTGCGCTATCGTCGGATCGTTTAACACAGAAACACTTCATACTCTAATCACTCTTAATTCATATCGAGGGTGTCATTCGTATTCGTTCTCTCTGTATGATACGTACCTACAGCGACTAACTGTTCATAAGAAGGCTTTAGGGGAAGTTGATATTAGCTCTATCAACGTACCGCCTCGTAGCTACGGGATTGTACATGTACAGGCACCTACTACTAGTAGCATAACTCTTGACTCAGTTCACCCTGCATGCCTAGGTCCAGTATCATCGTTCACTATTAATAAAGATACTAAGCACGAGGAGTATGATCAGTGCTTATGGCATAATGGTATTATAAAGGCAGACTGCGTCAAAGAGCTTCAGAAGAGAAACGGTGTAATTGACTGGGATACAAGACTTATGTTGCTTGAATTGCATGCACACGGGTGGTATTCTCTTGATAGGTTTGATGGGTCGTTTAGTTGCCTGTACTATTCTCAAGGAGGACTATATCTTTTCCGTAATGAGATTTCACCGATGTTTATTGATAGTGACTTAAATATCTCATCAACTAAGTTTGCCGGATCGACTCCTACAGAAGCAAATAAAGTATTAAAGATCGAACATAGCAGTAAAACCGCAGCACCCATCTTTACGTTTAAGACGGTAGAGAATCCTTATTATTTTGCAGAGGAAGATGTATGAAACATGTATATGGTCGAGGTTCAGAGACGAGTTTATCGCATATTGATGCTGAAAGTGACGTACAACCAAACGCAGTAGACCTCAGACTTGGAAAGGTATTTAAGATTAGTGATACACTATTTGAAATTACTAATCATAGCAAGACTCATAGAGGGTCAACCGAGATCAAACCTGATTCAGATGGCTTTTTTAACCTAGAGCCCGGATCATATGAAGTCATTATGAAGAACACCATCACAGTAGGACCTAACGAAGCTGGATGGGTTATTACACGTAGCACACTGAATAGAAATGGAGTGTTTTTAACTTCAGGATTATATGATTCAGGGTATAGTGGAGTTATGGCCGGTGTCATGCATATCACATGCGGACCAGCTAGAATTAAAAAGGGTACCAGAATTGGTCAGTATGTAAGTTTTGATGCCGAAACCTTGCATCTGTACGATGGTGATTATGGTAGTAGTAAAGAGCATGATAACAAATACGGAGCTAATTAATGCAAATTCAAATTCCTGTTGAAGATCTACAAAAGAAGAAGTTATTTGTAGCAACGCCTATGTACGGCGGCCAGTGCGCTGGTATGTACACGCGTAGTATTGCTGATCTATCCGCACTATGTGCACGGTACAATATTCCTTTGCAGCTGTACTACTTGTTTAACGAGTCGCTTATTACTCGTGCACGAAACTACTGCGTAGACGAATTCATTCGCTCGGACGCTACTCACCTCATGTTTATCGATAGTGATATCGGATTTAATCCTCAGGATGTTCTTGCACTACTTGGTATGATGACTGACGAAAGCGAGTATGACGTCATGGGCGGGCCTTATCCTAAGAAGTGTATCTCTTGGGAGAAGATCAAGCAAGCTGTTGATAAGGGCTTTGCTGATGAGGATCCGAACACTCTTGAAAAATACGTCGGTGATTACGTATTTAATCCCAAGGGTAATACAACCGAAATTCCTCTCGGTGAGCCTGTCGAAGTACTCGAAATTGGTACTGGATTTATGATGATCCGTCGCAAGACTTTCGATGCGTATAAGGATAAGTTCCCGCAGCTTAGCTACAAGCCTGATCATGTTCGCACCGAGCATTTCGATGGTACTCGAGAAATTCATGCATATTTCGATTGTATTATCGATCCAGTCTCTAAGAGATATCTCTCCGAAGACTATATGTTCTGCTACAATGTCCAAAAGGCTGACATGAAGGTCTGGTTCTGCCCGTGGATGAAGTTGCAGCACGTTGGATCGTATATTTTCGGTGGTAGCTTGGTCGATCTTGCTCAGATTGGCGCTGCTGCAACTGCAGACATTAGCAAGATTCGCAATAAGAAAGATAAGAAGTAATGAAACTAGAAAATAGAACAATTCAGATTTTAAAGAATTTTTCTACGATTAACCCCTCTCTGCTGTTCAGAGAGGGGAATGTTCTGACGACAATATCTTCTGAGAAAACTGTACTAGCAGCTGCTACGACCAAGGAAACGTTTCCTAAGTCATTTGCTATTTCAGAGTTGTCTCGATTCTTAGGAGTATTGTCGCTTTTTGACGAGCCAGAAATTGATATTCACGATGTTAATATGACTATCTTTTCTGGTAAGCAGAAAGCACATTATACATTTGCTAATCCTAGAATGATTCTTTCTACTGATGCAACAAGCATTAATATGCCTGATGCAGATATTAAGTTTACTCTTACATACGATGATTTACAGAGAGTAACAAAAGCACTAGCAGTATTGCAGTTGACGGAAATTGCAATAACTGGCGAGAACGGTGATCTATATCTAGAAGCAATTAATCTTAAAAACGTATCAAGTGATACCTATAGGGTTCGTATTAAAGAAACCGATCATACGTTTAGAATTGTATTCAAAGCTGAAGATATTAAAATTATGAGCGGTACATATAACGTTAGTATTTCGTCAGAAGGTATTGCTGAATTCAAAGGTGATGATGTTACATACTGGATTGCTGGCTTAGCTGATTCAACCTTCGAAGCATGAAGACATATGTAGAGATAGGGGCTTGTGATTTTGATAACCTGGACGGCTATCTTGATGATGGCCGGGTTATTTTTGTTGAGCCGGTGCCCGTATACATGGAGTCGTTAAAAAAGAAGAACGGGCATCATATTAATGCTGTATATGAGCCATCTGCAATTTCAAGCTATGATGGTGATGTGTCAATTACCTATGTTGAGCCAAGCACTGCAAAGGAGCAATGGGTAAGAGGTATTAGTCATTTAGACTTTAGCAGCAGTAACTTGATCAATCGTAATTTAAGTATAGGTTACGATATAGGAAAGGTAGTAACCACTGTTGTCCCTTGTTTGAAGCTGGATACGCTTATTAAAAAGCACCTGATAGACAGCATCGAATATCTTAAAATAGACGTTGAGGGTCATGAACTAGAAATTCTAAAGAACTATAGTTGGGTTATCAAGCCTAAGCGGCTAAAGATCGAGCACAAATTTTTACGCCTGATCGAGCTTGTACGTTTATTAGCGGATAAAGGCTACGCAACAATTGATGAAGTGGACGATGTATATGCAATTTTAAAGTGACAGGATATTATGAATCAGGTGAATGAATTTTTATGGGTTGAGAAGTACCGTCCAAAAGCAGTATCTGAAACAATTCTTCCAGCTGACCTTAAGGCCACGTTTCAGGAATTTGTAAATGCCGGTAGTGTGCCAAATCTACTATTTACTGGAAGAGCGGGTGTAGGTAAGACAACTGTGGCGCGTGCGATGCTAGAAGAGTTGTCATGCGACTATATCGTTATTAACGGCTCGATTAACGGCAACATTGATACTCTGCGTAATGAGATTCAAAGATTTGCCTCGTCTCTATCACTTAAGGGCGGGAGAAAGTATGTTATTTTAGATGAGGCTGACTATCTAAATGCTAACTCAACTCAGCCGGCTCTCCGCAACTTCATGGAAGAGTTTAGTAAGAACTGTGGGTTTATTCTAACTTGTAATTTTAAAAATAAGATTATTGAACCGCTACATTCGAGGTGTAGCGTAGTAGATTTTAGAGTTAGTAAGCCCGATAAGCCTAAACTAGCATCTCTCTTCTACAAGAGAGTTGTTGATATTCTTACTGCTGAAAATATTAAATTTGACTCAAAGGCTGTTGCGGCCGTTGTTGAAAAGTATTTTCCTGACTTCCGAAGAACACTAAATGAACTTCAAAGATATTCTTCCATCGGAAATATAGATGTTGGTATACTTTCAAACTTTACCGATAGCAAGTTTAAAGACTTAACAGCTTTGCTAAAGGATAAGAACTTTAGTGGTATTCGCAAGTGGGTAGGTGAAACAGATATAGATGATGCTATCTTTTTTAGATACCTGTATGACACAGCGTCAACGCATTTGCAGCCTTCGTCCGTACCTCAGCTAGTATTAATTCTAGCCGACTATCAATATAAGTCGGCATTCGTTACTGATAAAGAAATCAATATTGTTGCTTGCTTAACTGAAATAATGATTAATGTTGAATTCAAATGAACCCTTTCGATTTTGTAGGTTCAATCACAACAACTAAGGTTGATCTAATCGCAGAATCGGAGGATAGTGACCTTATAGAAAAAGAATATGTTCCTTTTCTAGTTAATAAAGCCCTCTCTTATTTCCCTGATACAATTCTGTATGCTAATGAGATTAATCAACGAGGTACCGTAGATAATAAACTTCAATATCATTATCTCCTATATAATATCAGACCTCAAAAGCGGTTTGCTAAGTGGTCTAAAAAAGTACATAGTGATGATTTTGAAGTTGTAAAGCAATATTACGGTTATAATGATGAAAAGACCTACCAATCTCTTGCTCTACTAACAAAAGATCAAATTATCATTCTAAAAGAACAATTAGAAAAGGGTGGTTAAATGAATCTAATAGATACATTAGTGGAAGTGAGATTAGTTAATGAGGATGACTTTTTTAAAATTAGAGAAACTTTGACTCGGATTGGTGTCGCGTCGAGAAAAGACCGCAAATTGTATCAGTCATGCCACATTCTTCACAAGCAAGGAAGATATTTTATAGTTCATTTCAAAGAACTGTTTCTTCTTGACGGCAAGCCTTCTAACTTCACAGAAGACGACATAGGGCGCCGCAATACCATTGTTAATTTATTAACTGAATGGGGACTTGCACAACAAATAAACTCCCAAAAAACAAAAGAACCAGTAGTACCCCTCTCAAACATTAAGATACTCCCCTATAAAGAAAAAGATGACTGGGAATTAGTAGCAAAATACAACATAGGCAGAAAAATAAAGTAGTTGACTTATAATTCTGTAGCATCTATAATTTATTTGTTGTGAGAAATACCTCCTGTAGTTTAATGGTAAAACACCCGGCTTATACCCGGCATTGGCTCTAGATGGGGGCACGTTACAGGTTCGAATCCTGTCGGGAGGAC